TTTCCCTGCACAAGACTACAAGTTTGTGGCTTCTAGCAGCCTTGGTGTCATTGCACGTGAGTATGAAGTGACACAATTGGTGCAGCTTTTGCAAACTCTGGGACAAGACAGCCCAATGTACCCTATGTTGGTGGAGGCTGTCATTGAAAACATGAGCCTGTCCAACCGTGAAGGTATGATTAGTAAGCTTCGTGAAATTAATCAACCCAACCCACAGGCACAACAGGTACAACAAGCCCAGCTTGAGATGCAAATGGCAGCAGCACAGGCACAGACAGCTCTCTATCAGGCACAAGCTGCTGAGAGCCAGAGCCGTGCAGCCAAGTTGCAAGCAGAAACACAGGCTGTCCCTGTCAGACTGGAGAATGATCGCATTCGTGCCATCTCTTCCAACTTACAGGTGGGCAACCAAGACGATAAAGAATTTGAACGCAGGGCTAAGCTTGCAGAGCTGGTCTTGAAAGAACGAGAAATTGCAAGCAAAGAAGCAATTGTTTCTAAACAGATGCAGCAGGCTTGACAAAGTAAAACTTTTGTGGTATAATAGAGACATTAGCATCCATTACAGGAGAAATGCTCATGGATAAAGAGTTACAAGAATATTATGAATCTCTTCTGGACTTGTTTGTACACAAGGGCTGGAGCGTCTATCAGGATGACCTTAAGCGTAGCTTAGACAATCTCTCTGACATTCGTAACACCTCAGACGCAAACATGTTCTGGTTTAGAAAAGGACAAGTGGAAGTTTTAGAAACTCTTCTTGGTTATCGTAACGCTATCGAAGCATCATATGCGGAGCTTACAGATGATAAGAGTCTTTGATTTCCTATGTCCTGACGGTCACTTACAAGAACGATTTACTTCTGTGGAAACAGAAACAATAGATTGTAATGTGTGTGGCAAAACAGCCTTTCGTCAGCTCAGCACTCCCAGAGTTAAACTTGAAGGAGTGACAGGTGATTTCCCCGGGGCGGCAATGAAATGGGAAAAGAAGCACCGAGAGCAGTTGGCTAAAGAGCAAAAGCGGAATGCCTCATAAGAGGGAACATTCTTAAATTTTTTCCATAATGCTATTAAGCACGGAGACTATATGGCAACATTTATTGATGACAGCGTACAAGACCAACAAGAGGACATCTCTCAAGTAGATCAAACTCATGAGGAGCCTACACAGGACACCCCTCAAGAACCAGAAGTCCCAGATCGGTACAAAGGTAAAAGTGCAACTGACTTGATTCGTATGCACCAAGAAGCTGAAAAGCTGATGGGCAGACATTCACAAGAGGTTGGTGAACTTCGACGTATCGTAGATGATTTTGTAAAAGCACAAGTCGTTACCAAACAAGCCCCACAGGACGAAGAGGTAGATTTCTTCTCTGACCCTCAGAAGGCTGTTGAACAGGCTGTTTCACGACACCCTAAGATTAAAGAAGCAGAAGCTTTGAATGCACAACTTCAGAAGGCGCAAGCCCTGAATGCTTTACGTACTGCTCACCCTGACTATGCGGATATTATTAATGACGATGGTTTCAAGGAGTGGGTTGCAAAGAGCAAGGTGCGAAGCGAACTTCTTTCACGTGCAGACCAACGGTATGACTTTGACGCAGCAGACGATCTTTTGACTACATGGAAAGAACGTCAGCAGATGTTGAGTAACACTGTTGAAATGCAAAAGGCTGATCGTAAACAACAACTTCGACAGGCATCGACTGGTTCTGTTAAAGGAACTGGCGAGGTACAGAGCAAGAAGATTTATCGTCGTGCTGACATTGTAGACCTCATGCGAAAAGACCCTGACCGATATATGTCTTTGCAGCCAGAAATCATGGCAGCATATGCAGAAGGAAGGGTTCGTTAATACCTTTATGAAAGAAATTTAAAATGGCAACAAGTACCTTTCCCACACAAACAGGCGCAGTAGGCCTGACCGAAGCTTCTAACTTCCTGCCCGACTTGTGGAGTGATGAGATTATCGCTTCATACAAGAAGAACCTCGTCCTTGCACAGTTTGTGCGTAAGATGAGCTTCAAAGGTAAGAAGGGCGATGCTCTGATTATCCCTAACCCCTCACGTGGTTTGGCTGCTCAAACCAAAGCTGAGAACACCGCAGTGACTATGCAGAACTTGGCACAGAGTTCCATCACTGTGAATTTGAACCAGCACAAAGAAGTGTCCTACTTCATCGAAGACATCGTTGAAGTGCAATCTCTGCCTTCTTTGCGTAAGCACTATACTGATGACGCTGGCTATGCTATGGCAAAGCAAGTGGACGATGACCTGTGGGCTTTGGTGAAGAGCTTGGGTGATGGCGATGGTAGTGACTACACTCACAGCCGTTCCTTCCAGTTCAACACCTCTACAGGTGCTTTGGAAGCTTACGATGCTGATGGCACTACTGACATCGGTGCATTCTCTGACGTTGGCTTCCGCCGTGCCATCCAGTATTTGGATGACGCTGACCAGCCAATGGACGGTCGTGTGCTGATCATTCCTCCTTCAACTCGTAACACCTTGAATGGTATCAACCGTTACACTGAGCAAGCCTTCGTTGGTGAAGCTGGTAACGCTAACACCATTCGCAATGGTGAAGTGGGTAACCTGTATGGTATCCCTGTTGTTGTGTCTAGCAACTGCCCCACCTTGGAAACAGGTGTGAAGGGTGCTCTGTTGGCACACAAAGATTGGGCTGTCCATTTGGAGCAGATGTCTGTTCGTTCACAACAGCAGTACAAACAAGAGTACTTGGCTACTCTGTTCACCACTGACATGTTGTACGGCACTAAAGTGCTGCGCTCAGACGCTGGTGTGTTGATGGCTGTCGCAGCCTAAACATAATGAGGGAGCCCTCACAAGGGGCTTCCTTGTTATTTAAGGGGCTTTGTTAGGCTCTTTAAATAACAAGGAGAGTACATGGGAATATTTCGTGGTGTTGGAGGCACAGGAGAATCCTCTAGCGACTCAACAATTAATGCTACTACAGCTTTACTCTTGCAAGCTCAAGAGGCTGCTGCTGCTGCTTTAGCCTCCGAGAATGCTGCTGAAACAGCAGAGACTAATGCTGCTTCATCTGCGTCTAATGCTTCTACATCTGCTACGAATGCAGCTTCTTCAGCTTCTGCTGCTGCTACCAGTGCAACTAATGCAGCCTCCTCTGCATCTAGTGCTTCTAGTTCAGCCAGTACAGCTACGACACAAGCAAGCAACGCTTCTACGTCTGCAACTAATGCAGCATCAAGTGCTTCTGCTGCTTCTGCCTCTGCCACGGCTGCTAGTGGTTCTGCATCTACAGCAAGCACACAAGCCAGCAATGCAGCTACATCTGCAACCAATGCTGCTAACAGTGCAAGTGCTGCTTCTACATCAGCTACAAACGCTGCAAGCTCAGCAAGCACAGCTACAACTAAGGCTTCTGAAGCTTCCACGTCTGCTACCAATGCAGCAGCGTCAGCTTCTGCTGCCAGCACATCAGCAACCAATGCTTCTAATAGTGCCACGAGTGCTTCAACTTCTGCATCAGCAGCTTCTACATCTGCTACAGCAGCGGCTTCTAGTGCTACATCAGCTTCTACATCAGCCACTAATGCTGCTTCTTCTGCCTCTAGTGCTTCTACATCAGCAAGCACAGCTACAACACAGGCAGGGATAGCCACCACTAAAGCTTCAGAAGCTGCCACTTCTGCCACGAATGCTGCGTCTTCTGCAAGCTCAGCATCTACCAGTGCAACCAATGCTGCCTCTAGTGCTTCTACGGCAAGCACAGCAGCTTCTACAGCTACCACTAAAGCTTCTGAAGCCTCTACATCAGCAAGCAATGCAGCAACCAGTGCTACAAATGCAGCAGCTTCTGCTACACTTGCTGCTTCATATACGCCTTCTCAGACAGGCAATGCTGGTAAATATTTAACCACTAATGGTACATCAACCTCTTGGGCTACGGTTACTACAGCATCATTTGTATTTCCTTTCTATAAAGCTAATGGAACATCAGATACCATTCCATTAGTTAGTAATACATTGCTGCCTTTCACAAACTATGCTGGCACTACTAAGAACATTGCTTTAACCTCTTAAGGAATAACATGGGCGCAAGAATTGTAAAATCAATTTATACAGGAAGTGATGTCACATCGCTTGGTGAGACAACTGCTTCTGACACTATTGATGGTGTGTTGGCTCCAACCATCACTACACTAACTGATGGAGCAACCATCACTCCTGACTTCTCAGCCAGTTGTAACTTCACAGTTACCTTGGGTGGCAATAGAACACTTGCAAACCCCACTGGTTTAGTGGCTGGTCAGAGTGGTTCAATCTTTGTGGTGCAGGATGCCACTGGAAGTAGAACATTAGCTTATGGAAGTTCTTGGGACTTTGCGGCTGGTGTTGCTCCAACATTGACAACAGCAGCAAATGCTGTTGATCGTATTGATTATGTTGTACGTTCTTCAACCTCAATTCATGCTGTGATGACAGCCAACTACTCATGAGTGCATTTCACGACAATGCTTTGATTGGGGCTTCTGGTCAGCAGGGCTACAAGATTAGTCGTAGTGTACGTCTACGTTCAAGTGCAAGTGCGTATTTCAATCGGACATTTGGCTCTGGCTCTAGAACTACTTGGACTTGGAGTTGTTGGATTAAGCGTGGTGCTGTTGGTACTGTATATCCTGCAAGCAATCACGCACAAACATTGTTTGGACTAAATGATTCAGACAAGATTTATTTTTATGAAGATGCCTTGTGGCTTTATTTGGGAACAGGTGCTACTTATACAGCGCAACCATCAGACAAGTTTCGTGACCCATCAGCTTGGTATCACATTGTTGTTGTTCTTGATACAACAAATGCAACATCTGGAGACAGGGTTCGCATATATGTCAACAACAGGCGAGTCACAATAAGCCAAACAATGCCTACCCAAAACTGGGCAGGTTCAAATTTTAACTCTGCGATCAATCACAACATAGGTAAAGCAGACAACGGCAATCTGTACTACCTTGATGGTTATCTAACTGAAATTCATTTCATTGACGGTCAAGCCCTGACACCATCATCATTTGGAGAGACAGATACATCCACAGGCGTATGGAAGCCTAAGAAGTACACAGGTACATACGGCACAAACGGTTTCTATCTAAACTTCAGCGACAACAGCAACAACACCTCCACAACCATTGGCAAGGACTACTCTGGCAACGGTAACAACTGGACACCCAACAACATCAGCGTGACTGCTGGTGTGACGTATGACAGCATGATTGATGTGCCTACGCCATACGCAGATGGTGGAACTGGTCGTGGTAATTATTGTGTGTTGAATAGACTTGATGCGGATACCTCTTCTGTCTCAACTAGCATTACTAATGGTAACTTGACTGCCTCTGGCACAACGTATGGAGCAACAGTTTACACATGCTCCATGCAAATTCCTCAGACAGGAAAATGGTATTGGGAGGTTGTTTATTCCACCATTACAACTACCATAGCATTGGGTGTGCGTAGTAGTTCAACTGGCTCAACTGATATTCAGTATTACAGTAACGGAAACAAAAACGTTGGTGGAACAACAACTGCTTATGGTGCAACATGGACTACTGGTGACATCATTGCTTGCGCTGTAGATCGTGACGCTGGTACTGTGACTTGGTACAAGAACAATGTATCGCAAGGCGCAATTAGCATCCCGAACAATTCTGCAATATTTGACATTGCGTTCAACGTCTTGTCGCCATACGGATCGACTACTTTCAATGCCAACTTTGGTCAACGCCCATTCAGCTACACGCCACCCACAGGCTTTGTTGCACTAAACACGCAGAACTTGCCAACGCCAACTATTAGCAATGGTGCTAATTACATGAACGCATCTTTGTGGACTGGTGATGCGTCAACACCTAGAGCAGTTGTCAGCAACTTGGCATTCAGTCCAGATTTGGTTTGGACTAAAGATAGAAGTGTTGGCTATCAGCATTCATTGCAAGATACTGTGCGTGGAACTGGTGCATCCAAGAAACTCTATTCATCTCTGACTGAAGCAGAGAATGGCGCAAACGCTGTTTATGGTCACATCAATTCATTTGACTCAAACGGTTTTACTGTTGCAACAGGCACTAGTGGCGCACAGCATGTTAATGCGAGTGGCGTGACCTATGTTGGTTGGTCTTGGAAAGCTGGCGGTGCATCGTCATCCAACACTGCTGGCTCAATCACATCAACTGTAAGCGCAGGGGCTACGCAAGGCTTTAGCGTTGTGACTTGGTCTGGTAGTGGCGCGGCAGGAACAATTGGGCATGGGCTTAATGCTGTTCCAGCCATGTTGATAACTAAAAACAGAACAACTTCCGCAACTAATTGGGTTGTTTGGCATAAAAACTTTACGGGTAGCAACACCATAACAGATGCTTACTATATGTATCTGAATGGCACAAATGGACAAAATCAATCTGGTGGTGTGTTCTATAAAGGCACAGATATAAATTCAATAACTTTTGGTTTTCAAGGAGGCAACTCCAACGTCAACGCTTCAGGCTCAAACTATGTCGCTTACTGCTTTTCAGAAGTAGCTGGTTATTCCAAATTTGGTAGCTACACGGGTAATGGAAGTGCGGACGGTACTTTTGTGTATTGCGGGTTTAGGCCACGATTTATTATGATTAAGCGCACAGACACAACAAGCAACTGGGTTATTTGGGACACAGCTCGTGACACCTATAACGCGGGTGGCTTAGGCTTGTATCCTAACCTTTCAGCCGCAGAAGATGACTATAGGTCATCAAACCCTGATGACATCCTAAGTAACGGATTCAAACTAAGAGCCAATTATGCCAATGTGAACGCTAGTGGTGGCACATACATCTTCATGGCTGTGGCCGAAAACCCATTTAAGAACTCTTTAGCGAGGTAATATATGTTCATGTTAAACGACAAGCCTTTACCGCTTGATACTCCATTCACTATAGACGGTACACAATATCCAGCTAACTGGTTACGTCTTACATCCATTGAAGAAAAGAATGCTGTAGGTATTACTGAAGTAGAAGATACTCAAGTAACTTATGACGATAGATTCTATTGGGGCGTAGACAATCCCAAGCAATTGGAGGACATCACGGTAACTCCAGAAGAAGGTGAGCCATACACACAGTATGGTTTGAAACATCAATGGATTGCACAGGTCAAGCAGACCGCA